TAACCCGAACCAGCCTCTGATCATCTGCTTTGACTTCAACGTGGCCCCAGGTGTTGCTGTCTATTGCCAAGAGGACTTTTATCGGGGTGTCAACCCGAGTGTCGACCGTGACCGCCCGATTACCAAGTGTATCGGTGAAGTCTGGATCCCCAAGGGCTCGAACACCAAACGCGTATGCCAGAAGATTATTGCTGACTGGGGTGAGCGGCATAAGGGTCGGGTGTACGTCTACGGAGACGCCACCGGTGGTGTCAAGGGCAGTGCTAAGCTGGATGGTAGCGACTGGGACATCATCTGGCAGATGCTAAAGCCGGTGTTTGAGGGCCGCATCTTCAACCGCGTCCCCGATGGCAACCCGAAAGAACGCGTACGTGTCAACGCAGTAAACACCCGCTTGCGGACTGCCGACGGTACTATCCGAGCACTGATCGATCCGGTTATGTGTGAACATCTCTGCGAGGACTTGGATTCGGTGTCGGTCCTCGAGGGTACCGACGGCGAGATTGACAAGGACACAAACGCTGAGCTATCGCACATTTCGGACGCTTGGGGCTACTATGTGGTTGAGAAGTTCCCAGTTATCTCGGGTGCCGAGTTGAGTGCTACTAGTATGTGAGCACTGAGATTTTCAGTTCGGCTCCAGACAATGTGTTACTAAAGGTTCTATCGCGTCCCGGCTAAAGGAGCTGACCATGCACCGGATCATTGCTTTTGTAGTGGGCGTCTTGCTGGTTTCGGCGGCCTCACCCGCTCAGCCACTTGAGGCGGCGAAAGTTGCCATCCAGGATGCTGAGATAGAGCGGAACCAGCTTATCGCTGAACTTGAGCAGGCCCAAGCTCGTATCGAAGAGCTTCTACGCCAGCCGACACCAGTAATCTTCGACCCTACTAAGATTTACCAGGTGTGGGACGATACCAAACATCAGGTTCACACGGGCCCGCTGCTGATTCAGGTAATGACGGGGCCAGGACAGTTTCAAGATGTGGTGTGGCTGAACCCCAAGGCTGAAGGGCCGGGGGGCTCAGACCCAGTGCCCAACCCCCCTCCCTCACCTGGGGAGGTGAGCCTTCCCGCCTGGCTCGATACGGCTGAGGCAACTGAGGCTAACCCTGCGGTAGACCTCAAGCCCCAGATTGAAGCCTTACGGTCAGGCCAGAAGTTGATCCTCGGGGAGGGTACCTACCAGATGTCGGGCAGTGCAACGTTGAAGCACAGCAAAGTAGCTATCCTCGGGGCGGGGGGGTCGAAGGTAAAGGTTGAATGCCTTGGGGGGTTCGTTCATACCGGTATCGGTAGTCGAGTCAACGATGTAGTGCTGGTGGGGTTCACAGCGCGAGCAGTCAACCGGGACTTCAATGACCCCCGGTTTGACCTGAAGGTCGCATTGGAAGCGGCGAAAGGCCTCTCGTTCTACGGCTACGGTGAGCGGTATCGAATCCATGACGTCCACATCGCCAAGTTCCGGGACGGTATGGTCTTCGATCCGCAAGCGAAGACGCAGAAGGTGGGTAAGGAGACGCGAGTTGCTGAGCTGAGGTGGATCAAGGACATCCATATTACCAGCAGCTCGTCGAAGTACAACTACTTCCGGACCGCGTCCTACGGGGGCCAGGGACTTTACGCCGCATTCTATGAGAACCTAATCGTCGAGGACTCCGAGTTCTCCTACAACGGCCACCCGTTCGTGCCCGGGGTCAAGGAGTTGCGAAGCGACCCGATCTACGTCCACGGTTTCTATCTAAAGGGTTGGCTCGACATCACCTGGGTTGATGGCCGTAAGGAGAAGGTCCAGGGTTGCCGAGGTGTCCTCGCGGTCAACTGCAAGTTCATTGACAACGCAGCCGACAACGTCCAGATGAGAGGTGGTGGGGGTGAAGTTACATATCAAGGCAAACGAGTGGTGGGGGGCCTGGTCGACTGTTACTTCGAGGGCGCGGGCCATGGAGCTTGGTTCGGTGACCTACCCACTCGAGTTGTGAGGTGCGTCTTCAAGGCTAATGCGTGGGGCCTGCAGGTGGGAGCTGACGGCCAAGGCGCCAATCCGGACGTCCTTATCGAAGATGTGGTCATCTACGCCGCCGAGGATGACCCTAACCGTTCACGGGGTATTCAGGGGTTGTTCCTTAGGGGTAGTAGCAAGCATAAGGTTCGAGTGGTAAATACTGTTGTTGAGGCGGGAAGTGGGGGGCTTGACCTCAACGGCAATAAGTTGGTTGAGAACCGGGGGAATAACTTCGAGGCCAGTTCAGCCCAGGTGGCTGAAGCCCTGAAGCGTGTTCGGTAGAAGCGTCCCAGTGTCCCACTTTTGAAAGGGTTCGAGATGAGACGGTCGAGTGTTCTTGTCCTGTTGCTGTGCGCTGTTCTTGCTGTTGGGTCGATGGTTGGCTGCGATCTTACCCCCGCTGAGCGGATGGGCATCTACCAGACCCAGGTGGAGCGTGCTGAACGAGTCGCTCAGGCTGGCGAGGATGACCTGGCTGAACTGAGCCGGCTGAACGCCGAGCTGCAAGAGCAGCTCCGGGTCATGATCGAGTCGGGTCAGGCTGACCTGGCGGCCAAGGTGGAAGAAGCCTTGAGCAAGGTGTCGTCGGAGATTACCCGGGTCAACGACATTCGGCAGCGTGCCCTCGAAGAGCTCGAGGTTGCAAAGGCCCGTATCGTAGCCGTCCAGGCTGATGGTGAGGTGGATGCAGCCGACGAGGTGGAGGTGTATAGTTCGGGAGCGAGCCAGATTGCTCGATTGATCCCAGTGCCTTACGCTGATCTGGCAGGGTTGGCAATCGCCGGCCTCGGGGGCCTTATCGCTAACCACATGCGACGAAAGAAGCTACGGGCCGAGCAGGAAGCCGATGAGGCGATGGCGGATGCCGACCACCGGACGTTCGTCAGTCAGGAACTCGTGGCTTCAGTACGGACTCTGCTCCAGGATGACTGGCATACGGAAGAGCAGGGTAAGGAGATTCTCAAGAAGGTTCAGTCCCGGCCTACGCGGGAGTTCGTCCAGGACAACCTGTAGTCCACGCCAGCGGCGCCCAGATTTCGTGGTGCTGGGACGCAGCGCGAGCCCCAGGTCCCCGTAAGGAGACCTGTGGGTTTTCTTGACCGGAGGCTAGTAATGACTTGGTTCTTTGCTCAAGGTGGTGGGAGCGAAGTAGCACAAGCTGCTCAGGTTATGACTCAGTGGCAGTTCGTCCTCCAGGGGGGTGCTTTCGCTTTGTTGGCTTTCTTAGTCATTTGGTTCGTGAAGTGGGGCCTCCCCGCCTTACTTGTGGAACAGGGTAAACGAAATGCTGAGCAGCGGCAGGATTTTCTAAGCGCCCTGAACCAACAGCGGGTTGATCACGAGAAGTGGTAGAAGGAACAGCGAGATGCTTTCACGGGAACGCTCGCTGATCATGATGAGCACTTTAGACAACTCATCCAGCTTCAGGGCCAGCAACTGGATCGGCTAACTGACCGCATTGATCGGATTGGGTGCATTAAGCGTTCGGATGAGAATTAACCATGGCAAAGAACACTACTCCGATTGATGAGAACCACCCCGCCTATACCTGTCTCGCTTATGACCGGATGACGGAGGATGTCGAGCTGATCGTCGACCTCTGCCAGGGCACAGAGCACATGAGGGCGCTGGGCGAGAAGTGGCTTCCCCGTGAGGTCAACGAGAAGGTGAAGGCGTATAAGAACCGCCTGAAGCGGAGCTTTTTATACAACGCGGTGCAGGACACGCTGAACAAGCATGCTGCCAAGCCGTTCAGCAAGCCTATGTCGATCCGAGGGGACAAGGAGCTTCCGGAACGGCTCAAGGAGATTTGGGGCAACGTAGACCGAGCCGGGACAGACATCGACTCGTTTACCAAGGGTCTTTTTCTGGATGCCGAGAAGTACGGTAAGACCCACATCTTCGTTGACTACAGCAGAGCCACCGGCGAAGAGACTAAACTCGAGGAGGAGCAAAAGCGGCTCAGGCCGTTCTTCATCCACGTCAAGGCCCGTGATGTCATCGGATGGGACAAGTACGAGTCAGAGAACGGTGAAACCATACTGACCCATGTCCGGTGGATGGAAACTCGGAAAGAGCGTAGGGGCCAGTACGGTGACGCTGAGGTACTCTACATCCGGCAGGTCGACGCGATCCTAGCACTTGAAGACGGTGTTGTCAAGCCGGTCGGCAGCACGTGGCAGCTGTTTAGAGTGGCTGATGATGGCTCGTACACTTCTGTTGGCAGGGGGGCGAACACGTTCCCAGGTATCCCGCTCATCCCCATCTACTTCAACAAGACCGGGTTCCTCGAGGCCAAGCCCCCGCTGAAGGCTTTGGCTGAGACCAATCTAGAGCACTTTCAGTCCCATAGCGAGCACCGGAACTCGTTGCGGTTTGCCCGCATTGGTATTCTGTTCGGCAAGGGGTTCAGTCAAGAGCAGGTTGACGCCGGCATTACGGTGGGCGTGAATGAGGCCGTGTTGACTACGAAGCCGGACGCCGACTTGAAGTATGTCGAAGTTACGGGCGCTGCTATTGAAGCGGGCGAACGTGACCTCGCAAAACTTGAAGAACGCATGGAGGTGCTAGGGTTGCAGCCCTTGATCGAGCGGGCTAACGACCCGACCGCCACGGGTGCCAAGATCAACGAGACCAAGAACATGACCTTGGTGCAAACTTGGCTGCGGGCGATTGAGGTAGCCTTGTATACGGCTTATGAGTATGCCGCTACTTGGATCAACGAAAAGCTACCCGATGACTTTGGGGTCGATATCTTTAGCGACTTCGATGTTCCCGGTGACCCTAACGAGAACGAGTTCCTCCTCAACGCGTGCCTCAACGGTAAGATCAGCGACAAGCTGTTCTTGTCGGAGATTCAGCGGCGTGGCTCTATCTCACCCAATGTCGACCTCGAGGAAGAGATTGAGGAGATCAAGAGCCAACCTCCCCCGCCGGGGGGCATGACGGACAATCCGAATCAGCGTGCAGGACGGGCGGGGCAGCGGAAGCCCGCCATCGGCTCAGGTGAGTAGCCATGGCTCTACCCCCGATCAATGAGGTCATCCGGGACCGGGCCGTCCAGCACGCCATTAGGCTGGAGCGGCTAAAGACCCAGGAGTCAAGGACACTTACTCGATACATTGATAACGAGCTCATGCCCCCGATCATTGATCGGTTCGGGCGTCGGCTCGCCGCTCTTGCCGCTCGTGTAGGCCTTGACCCATCGCGGAAGACCACGCGGGCGATTCAGAAGCTGATGCGTCAGACCGAGGAAGAGGTCCAAAGCGCGATCCGCGAGGTATACCGGGAGAGCAGGGCCACTCTTGAACGGCTCAGTCAGAGCGAGGCCGAATGGCAACTATCCGTACTACGCTCAACCATCCCGGTAACGGTCGCGTTGAACGATCCTTCGGGGGCCTCGCTTCGTCGGGTGGTCGCGGATACCCCGATCGCGGGCCGGTTGCTAAGGGACTGGTTCAACGACATAAGCGACTCAACCCTACGGCGTATTGAGACGCAGATCAATGTAGGCCGCACACTGGGCGAGGACCCAAACAAGATCATACGGCGAGTGGCGGGGGTCGGTCGAGGCCTGGGTGGTGGGGGGGTTTGGAACAACTTGTCTGAGTGGGCGGAGGGCGTCACGCGGACGTCGATCACCCACACTTCGGTATATGCCCGCGAAGCCGTCTACGCAGCCAACACCGACTTGGTGAAGGGTGTGATGATGGTGGCGACGTTGGATAATCGTACCACCCTCATCTGCATAAACCAAGATGGTAAAGTCTACCCGG